GGGCCCCACGTGCGCAACGCCTGCCGGCGGCACCTGAAAGACCTGGAGGACGCTCACGAGCGCGGCCTGTACTTCGACCGGGAAGCCGCCGACAAGAAGATCGCCTTCTTTGAGGAGGTGCTGCGGCTTAGCGAAGGCCAATTCGAGGGCAAGGCTTTCAAACTGCATCCCAGCCAAGCCTTCAAGATTGGCAGCCTGTTCGGCTGGAAGCAGGCGGACGGCACGCGGCGCTTTCGTCGCGCGTACATCGAAGAGGGCAAGGGCAATGGCAAGTCGCCCATGGCGGGCGGCATTGCGCTGATCGGGCTCTGCGCCGATCAGGAGGCCGGCGCCCAGGTATACGCGGTGGCCTCGCACAAGGATCAGGCAGGCATCCTGTTCCGCGATGCGGTCAAGATGGTGAAGGCGTCGCCGGCGCTGAAGAAGCGGCTTGAGTTCTCGGGCGGCGAGGGCAAGGAGTACAACATTGCTCACCACAAGTCGCAGAGCTACTTCCGGCCGGCCTCCCGTGACGTGGGCAAGACCGGCTCGGGCTACCGGCCGCATTTTGTCCTGGCGGACGAAGTGCACGAGATGGCGGACGGCAAGATCATCGAAATGATGGAGAACGGCTTCAAGTTCCGCCGTTCCCCATTGCTGTTCATGATCACCAACTCGGGCAGCGACCGAAACAGCGTCGCCTGGGCGGAGCATGAGCACGCGGTCAAGGTTGCAGCTGGCCACCACGAGGCCGTGAACGATCCGACCTTCGTCGGCGAGGTCATTGATGACCGTACGTTCTCGTTTGTGTGCGGCCTCGATGAGGGTGATGACCCGCTGGAGGATCCGCGATGCTGGTTGAAGGCCAACCCGATGCTGGGCATCACGATCACGGAAGAGTATCTGCGGGGCCGAGTCGACCTAGCCAAGCAGATTCCCAGCAAGCTCAACGAGATCCTGCGGCTCAACTTCTGCATGTGGACCGATGCCGATCAGGCGTGGATGAGCCGCGAAATTGTCGAACCTGCGATGCAGTCGTTCGACAAGGCGCAGCATCACGGCAAGCGCGTCCATCTCGGATTGGACCTGTCGCAGAACCGCGACATTACGGCGCTAGGCGCGGTCGTGGAGACCGGATCGCAGGAGGTCCTGGTAGAGGTCGAGGGCAAGAAAACACTGGTCAACAAGCCCACGTTCGATGCGTGGGTGGAGGCTTGGACACCGGGAGATACGGTCAAGGCGCGCGAACTTCGCGACAAGCTGCCCTACAGCACCTGGATCGCAAAGGGCCACCTGCACGCACCAGCGGGTCAGACGATCAGCTACCGGCACGTGGCGCAGACGGTTGCGGAGTACGACCGGGACTTCGAAGTTGTCCAAGTGGCTTACGACCGGTACGCGTTCCGACAGTTCGAAGAGGAAGTCAACGATCTGGGGCTTTCCGTTTCGTTCGTGGAGCACCCGCAAGGTGGCCTGAAGAAAGGCAAGCCAACAGAGGCGGCAGTAAAGGCAGCCTCTGCAGCTGGCAGGCCGCCACCGGAAGGGCTCTGGATGCCTGGATCGCTCCGGTTGTTTGAAGAGGCCCTGCTGGAGGGTCGCGTTCGCTTGCTCGGAAACCCCGTCTTGGTGTCGGCAATCATGTCGGCCGTCATCGAGAGCGACAAATGGGAAAACCGCTGGCTGTCCAAGGCGCGTTCAGTCAACAAAATCGACGCCGCGGTGGCGGTAGTGATGGCCTTCGGCTCCGCACATTCATCGGTCGCGCCCGCCTCGGTCTATGAGCAGCGGGGCATCCGATTCTTATAGGAAACACAATGTCCAGGTTCAACGAAGAAGACCTTAAGTCGCTGGACCGGCTCTGGAATCCGCCGCCGGCTTCGCCACCAGGTGCACGTGCGGAGGCCGGCCAGTTCACGGGCATGAATGATCCGGCACTGCTGGAGTTCATCCGATCACAGGGCGGCCACGGCGGCGGCGGCTACCAGCTACGCAACATGGCGGTGCTGAGGTGCCTGTCCCTGATCTGCGGAATCGGCATGCTGCCGCTGAACCTGGTTGAGTCTGGCGGGAAGAAGCGGATAGCGAACGAGCACCCAGCGCACCGCCTGCTGAAGATCAAGCCGAACCCGTGGCAGACGCCGTTGGAGTTCAAGCGGCAGATGGAGCTGGCCCGGCAGCGGCACGGGGACGCCTACGCGCGGATTGTGTGGTCAGCGGGCCGACCAATCCACCTTATTCCGATGGACTCTCCCGCCGTGCGGGCTGAGCTCGGCGACGACTGGCGGATGATCTACCGGTTCAACAGCAAGAAGCGCGGCGAGGTGATCCTCAAGCAGGAGGAAGTCCTACACATCCGCGACCTGTCCGTGGACGGCGTGACGAGTTTGTCCAGGATGAAGCTGGCAGATCGGGCCATCCGCCTAGCGCTGGATGCGGAACAGGCAGCGAGCCGGATCTTTGAGACCGGCAACATGGCCGGCGGTGCCATCGAGGTGCCCAATGCGCTCAGCGACGTAGCCTACGAGCGCATGCGCACGTCCCTCGACACCGAATATGCCGGCGCAGCCGCGGCGCAGCGCTGGATGCTGCTGGAGGAGAACGCCAAGGCCAACAAGTTCGGCAGCACCGCGCAGGAGGCCCAGCACGTCGAGAACCGCAGCGCACAGGTGGAGGAAGTGGCCCGGCTCTACGGCGTGCCCCGCCCGCTGCTGTTCCTAAGCGACACCAGCTGGGGCACCGGCATCGAACAGCTGGGCATCTTCTTCCTGCAGTACACGATGCTGGAGCACTTCACCAACTGGGAGCAGGCGGTTACGCGATCGCTGATCGACGAGCGGGATCTGGAACGCTACCAGCCGAAGTTCAACGTGCGGGCGCTGATGCGCGGCACGCTCAAGGATCAGGCGGACTTCTTCAAGGCCGCTCTCGGCTCCGGCGGTACAGCGCCGTTCCACACGCAGAACGAGATCCGCGACCTGCTGGACTATCCGGAATCGGATCAGCCAGGGACCAACGACCTGATCAACCCCATGACACAGAAGGGAAAGAGCAATGAGCCTCCGGCAGCTGCCTGAAATCCGTGCTGAGCGGCGGCTCGGCGCAGCCCAGTTCGACATGCGCCCCGACGCGCTCGAACGCTGGGAACCCGAAGTACGCGCCGCCGGCAACGACGCGAACAGCATCTCGATCTATGACTCGATCGGCGAGAACTGGGAGGGAACCGGCGTCACCGCCAAGCGTATCAGCGCTGCCCTCCGTGCGATCGGCGAAAAAGACGTGGTGGTGAACATCAACTCGCCCGGTGGTGACTTCTTCGAAGGGGTAGCCATCTACAACCTTCTGCGCGAGCACCAAGGCAGGGTCACCGTGCAGGTGATGGGCCTGGCCGCGTCGGCGGCGTCGGTGATCGCGATGGCCGGCGACGAAATTCTGATGGGCGATGGAGCGTTCCTGATGATCCACAACGCTTGGGCCGTGGCCATCGGCAACCGGCACGACATGGCTGACGCGGCAAAGCTGCTGGAGCCTTTCGACGCAGCCATGGCAAGGGTCTATGCGGCCCGCTCGGGTGTCACCGAGGCCGAAGCGGCCCGGATGATGGACGACGAGACCTGGATCGGCGCCGGCCAAGCGGTGGAAGACGGCTTTGCTGATGGCCTGCTCGATGGAGCTGCCGCCACCAAGGATGCCAAGCAGGCGTCCGGTGGGCGCAAGGCTCTGGCCTTGGTCGAGGCGGCGATGGCCAAGGCCGGCCACTCTCGATCCATGCGACGCGACACCCTGAAATCGCTGTTCAACGGCAAGCCGAGCGCTGCCGGGTCCGCCATGCCGAGCGCTGGCGGCAACGAAACCTCGGCCCTGTTGCAGGGCCTTCTCGACAACATCAAAGCCTAAGAAGCGAAAAAAATGACCAAGATGACCCACGGCCGCGTCCCGCGCG